TTTTTTTTTTTTTTTTTTTCTTTTTTTTTTTTTTTTTTTTTTTTTTTTTTTTTTTTTTTATCTTTTTTTATATTTTTTTTTTTTTTTTTTTTTTTTTTTTAATATTTTTAAACCATTTCGTGAAATTTTTTTTATCTCTTTTTCTAATTCCTTATTTTTTTTACCACCTCCTGGTGCCATATATGTATCTTGATTCACATCTTGTATGTCCTCATCATCTTGTATGTCCTCATCATCTTGCATGTCCTCATCATCTTGCATGTCCTCATCATCTTGCATGTGTTGATGAAAGAGCTTGCTTTCATTTAATTTATCTAAAGAAACTATCCATTGTGATAATAAATGTGTATTATTACCTTTTTTTTCTCCCTTAGTTATGCTCTCATAATTCGTTAATAGTTCCCCAATTTTTTCTTTTAACATTTTATTTCCAGGTCCAGATCTATTATTTAATCTACGATCAATACCTTTCAATAAAGTATACAATTTGTTTATTTTCATAATTTGGCCTGGCACAGCTGTATATAAATAGTTAAAATTACCGGTTTTTAGATATTTACTAAATAGCACTGTTAAACGGAAAATAGGAGAATAAATTAAACTAAATATAAAATATTCCGATAGTTTTGTTGTCGGTTCTACTCTTCCCTTTCTGGAAGAAGACGAAGCCGTCCCTAAGACGGCTTTGTTTTCTGGATGAATTTTGGGCAACCCGTCGAAGTGTGTATCCTTTAACATTTCATATAATAATAATGGTAATATAGGGTGATTTTTCATGGGATGTTGAAAAATCAAGGAAGCTTCTCCATATACCTCCCCCATCTTCACCTTCTTTGCGCCAAAAAAAATATGTGTTAGGTCTACTAAATCAAGAAACTGTGTTTTAACTGCATTCTTAACAGATGCAGAAAAAATTACTTTTTTTAACATATTTATATCTAAAGGAATAGTATCATCAAGTACTTGGGGGTTTGGCTCACTAGCATTATGATAGTTCGTATTCAAATAGTCCAATAAATGTTTAATAAAACATTCTAATATAGATAATAAAGTAGCAAGATCTGCTATGTTGTCTTGCGCTAATATGTCTTGTTTGTGTGAAACTCTATATTGTATATTAAATATTGTTAAATATAAAAACATAGATACCTTTAAAGATTCCTTTAAGGAATTATCCATTCCATCTTCTTTCTTCAAACCGTCAAACCATTTTCCCCCACACAGAAGGTTCAGACCATGGAAAGCTTTAAATTTATCTTTTATTAAATTATATTTCAATTCATCGTTAAGATCTTTATAATCTAGTTCTAAATCTGATTCCCATGTTTGTGGAAAAGGATATTTTCTTAAATTGCCATCTTCTTGCAAAATATGAGATATCGCATTCGCATCCTCAGAGAATTGCTCTCTCTCTTTCTCTTTATCTCTATTTTTCTCTTTCTCAATTAAGCGATCTTTCAAAATTTGTATCCTAGAACTTTTTTCCCTAACAGGTGTTTCGCTCTTTAGCTGCCTGGATTTTTGAATAAATGGGTGGAAGCGGGAGGACATTATATTAAATTTTATTATCTATTATTAATAAATATAAAAAATAGTACATTTCATAATAATATTATATATAATATAAAACATTTTATAAATTTAAAAATTTTAAAGAAATGTACTTTTTTTTATAAATCTAAGTTTAATAAAATAAATAAATTTTTTGTTAAATATACCATAGGACCTTCATCTATATTTGTATTAGCACTAAATTTATATATATTATTAAATAAATAATAATAATATATATTAAATATTATAAATAATATTATTGTATAATATATTTCAGCAATCAAATTTATTTTTTTTTTATTATATAATAATATATATATTATAGCAAAACTTTTTATCACAACAGTAATGGAATTCCCTATTTTAATATATGCGGTCTCTATATTTAATTTATTTTTATTTTGTATTATATATAATAATTGTAATATATAACTTATAAATAACATTAATATAGGTGTAGTAATATTTGTAAGTAAAGATATTATAAACCATATTAGTATCCAATATGAAAAATATACATCAAATCTATTATTCATATTCATCAAATCTATTATTCGTATTTATCTATAAAAAAATGATATTTTATTATTTAATTATAATAATTAATATGAAATTTATATATTTATTTTTAATTATTTGTGTTAAATTATTAAATGCTTTTAATATAAATTCTAATTTTAAATTATCTACAACTACAGCTTGTTTAATTAATCCATATGATCTACATAAAAATAATATTTTTAAATATTTAAAAACAAATAAATATCAAGGTAAATTATGTAAATGGAAATTTAATAATAATTGGGAAAATTATAATAAAAGTTCAAATATTGTTAATACTAATTATAAATATATATTTGAAAATAATACAATTTTAAGAAAAACATATTTTAATAATACTTCAATATTAAAAAAATATAATAATTCTGATATATATTTATTAAGTAATAATTATAAAATACATTTGTGTGTTGAAAATTTTATTAAAAAATTTAGAGAAAAAAATTATATATTTAATATTAATATTTACCACCCATATCATAATGATTGTAGAATTAATATCACAATAGTTTATGACTATTTAACATTATCTTTAAAAGAAATATTATTTAATAGAGAAGAATTATATGATTTAAATTATTATTGGAGCAATAACACTTTATTAGAAAATATAAATGAATATAAATATGTAAATAAATATTTATTTGGATATAATAAATTGTATAATATTCCATTAATTATAACTAAAAAAAATAAAAATTATATTGAAAAATATCCATATATGTATGAATTAAATTATAATAAAGAAAAAATGTTGTTTAAATTACCTGATAATATATTTTTAGATATACCTTTATATATTATTAATAAAAATACAAAAATATCAATTTTGTGGAAATTTAAAAATGAATTAAAATCTAATATTTTAGATATTAATTATTTTAATAATGGTTCTCTTAATAATTTAAATGTATTTACTTATATATAATTCGTTATATAGTAATAATATATAATCTTTAAAATATTTTGGATATAAATATTTATTATATTCTACACTATTTATAAATTCTTTTATTTTTTTATTTTGATTAATAAATATATATTTTTTTTTTATAATAAAATTTTGATTAATTGAATTATTATCACATTTTACCAATATAAATAATATACACGATAATACTATTTTATATAATACTGTTGTGTTATAACTATAATGATAATAATAGTTTGAATTAATCATATCATACTCTAATGGGGGAGTAATATAATATATTAGAAAACTTAAAATTGTTACATATTCAGTATCATTTAATAATAATTTATTATATTTTATTTTTATTTTTTTTATTTTTATTAATATATTTGTATATTTTTTATTTAAACAATGATATAATAATTCTATAATATCATAAATAATAAATAATTTATTATTATTTTTTAAATTAAAAATAGGATATAAATGTGTATGTTTAACTATATTTGATATTATATTAATATTTTTTTTATAATTGTATTTTTTTGTAATACTATAACTAATATATTTAACTAATATAACGTTATCATTATTTTTATTATTATTACATATATTAAATAATGAATTAAATTTTAATAAATTTTTTATACTAAATAAATTATATATATTTTTAGAAACTAAAGCTATTTTATTATATTCATTAATATCTATATATTTTTGAATATATTCAATAATATCATCAGATAATTTATCAAATAACATACTGATATAATTATAAAAATTATATTTATCATTTTTTTTAGTATATTAAATAAAAAATGATAATATATGTATATGTAAATATTTACATATCAATATGATATTTGATGAATTGCCTGATGATATTATAAATAATATTTATTCTAAAATAATATATTCTCAGAAATCTGAATTGCTTAATGAAATAAAGAAATATGGTTTAATTAAAGAATGGTTATACTATTTATATCAATGTGATAAACATATTTTAGAAGAGTTATACATAGATCTTCTTGTTATTGATTTATCTATTAAAGAAAATAAAATACCTACATCAGTAGATAGCACACAATTATCTGAAAAATCTTTAGATATTTTAAATGATTATTATAATAATATAGAATTAATTAATATAATGTATAATTATGATGAAGAATATATTATATATATATATATATCTAATATAAAAAATTTAATAATGAAAATTGATTATTATTATCTAAAAAAAATAATTGAACCAATTATAGCATATGCTAAATATAATGAATTAACTGATATTGGATATTTAACTTATGAAGGCGTATTGATAGAAGAATAATAATATATCATTTTTAAAAGTAATATAAAATCTATAAAATCTATATTATCTGTTATTTAATTGTTTTTCTATTTTATTTAATAGAGTTTATATAATATATAACTTTTTTAGATTTTTATTTTTTTCTTATTATTTATGATATTATAATATACAAAAATATATTCCATAAAATAATATAACTATTCTTGATATGTTTATTGCTTTTTTATTTAATATTTTATTATATTTTATTACATTACATGTTATATATAATAATGGTGATTGTAGTAATGTAAAATAAAAAAATTCTAATAATTTTATTTCTTTAAATAAATATGGTAATATAATTCCCATTATCAAAAATATTAAACTTAATATATTTGTTTTTTTATATCCAAATATTACTGGTATTGTTTTAATTCCGCTTTTTTTATCATTTACCATATCAATTATATCTAATATTAATTCCTGCCACATTATTATATTAAATAAATAAATAATTGATGGTATTATTTTAATAATATCTCCATTAATTGCTAATACTCCTACCATTAATGATTGTGAAATTGTTAATGCTACACCAATATTTTTGAATAATGGTATAGGTTTTAATAATGGTGTATATATATAGATATATATAATAGAATTTGATAATATAATTCTTAATAAATTATTATTAATTATACATATTAAATAATATGATATTAAATTTAATAAATTTGAAATATATATAACTTCTTCTGTTGTTATATATCCTTTATTTAATATTTTATTTTTTTTATTTATATCTATACCATTTTTATAATCAAAATAATCATTTATTATCATACTATTTGAACCAATTATTACACTTAATATAGCTACTAAATAAAGTGTTGGATTTGTAAATATATTTAAATTATTACTTACTATATAACTACCTGTTATAGGTAACATAAATTCAAATGGTATGCTTTCTGGTCTAGTCATTTTAAAAATATTATTTACTTTATTATTATTATTTAATAACATTACTTTACTAATTTTATTTTTTTGTATATTTATAAGATTTGGTAAAAAAGTATTTGGCACAAAAGCATTTGTATAATTATACATTATAAATAATATTAATAATTTTTTTATCATTTTTATATAATACTTAATTATTTTTTTATATATTTAATAAAATAAAAGCTTATATTACTATTTAATTTTATTTTTATAATTAAAAAATAAAAAAAAGTAAAATGGTTAAATATAATATATATATATATATATATATATATTATCGCAAATAATATAAATAATTTATTTCATCTGTTCTGATTAATTTTTTTTTTATGTTTATAGGTTTATAATCTATTGATAAAATATTAATACTATAATTATAATTATTATTTAAATTTAAATATGATTTAAGTATATCTTTATGAAGATAATTTAAAGTTATATGATTAGCCATAATAATATTAATAATATTTAAATATAATATGATTAATGTTTTCATATTTATTTTATAAATGATATAAAAAATAAATATCATTTTTTAAAAAAATGATATTTATATAAAAAATATTTTATATTAGAATATAATGTATTTAATTATAGATAAAAAAAATAATGGATTACCAAATACTAAAGGATTAGAATATTGTTGTTACCCATTATATAATGATATTGATAAATATAATACTTCTAGAATTATTCAATTATCATATATGATATGTGATGATAAATTAAATAAACTAAAAATGTATGATTATATAATTAAAAGAGAAAATTTTTTAATTAATAATTCAGAATTTCATGGAATTACAAATGAAATATCAGATAAAGATGGTAATGATTTTAATATTGTTATTGATATTTTTTATAAAGAATTAAAAAATTGTTCACATATTATTGCACATAATATAGGTTTTGATATTAATGTTATCAAAAGTGAATTATTTAGAAGAAATTTGTATCATATCATAATTGAATTAGATAAAAAAATTTTAATATGTTCTATGAAAAAATTTAAAAATACTATTAAAGCAAAATTTAAACATAATACTAATAAAATTAAAGATCCTAGTTTAAAAGAATTATATAAATTTGCTTTTAATAAAGAAATTGAAAATGCTCATAATTCTAAATTTGATGTAATTAATTTACATGCTGCAATAAAAAAAATTACTAATGGTGTTTTATAATGCGAATATTATTTTTATTAATTTTCTATTTTAAAAATAGAAAATGAATAATCAAATTACATCAGAATTAATAAATATTACTAATATACCTTTAGAATCAAATATAGAAAAAGTACCTATATCAACAAATGTTAATCAAATTACAGTAGCCCAACAAAAACTATTAAAAAGTTATAAAGATAGAAGTTTAATTGTTACTATATTATCTAAACGTTCATATGAATTTTTTTCATTTATTAAAAGTTTAGTAAATATCCCATTGATTTTATCTAGTACAACATTAGCAATTTTAAATAGCGCTTCAATAACTACTGAACAAATGAAATTACCTAATATTATTATTAATAGTATAACAGGATTAACTCTTGCTATGATAAGTAATTTTAAAATAAATGAAAAAACTACTGTTTTTAAAAATATTTCACAAAAAATGAATAAGTTAAATCATAAAATAGAAGAAGCATTTATTAATGATCTAGATAATTTAGATAGTGATAAAATAACTAATTTTATTAGAGAATATGAATCTTTAATAGATCAATTAGATTATAATTTTCCAACAAGTGTAAAAAAAAAAGTATATAATAAATATAAAAATACAAATTTAACATTACCAAATACATTAATAGGTATCGATGATATAAATATATCTGATCTAAATTCTAATAATATTAACGGAATTAACATTGTATAAATATTATAATTTTAATAATATATTTTTATAAAAATATTCTACTAAAGTCTCCCATCTATAATGTGTTAAAATATGTTCTCTACTTTTATAACCATGTTCTTTTACCAACTCTGGATTATTAAAATATTTCCAAAATGCGTCAGCATATTCATCCGGCGATGCTAATTCTGCTTTACCACCAATTCCTACATTTTTACAATCTAAATATATAGGAACAGTAGGTTTTATAATTATTGAAAAATCATTTGATAAAAACTCTTTTATTCCTCCTACATATGATGATATTTGTGCCTTTCCTAATCCCGCACCTTCAAAACCACACAAACCATATCCTTCTCCGTCAGCAGTATTTAAACCTACGTCACATGCATTATATAATATATTAATATCCCTATCTGATAATTGTTGAGGTAAATTAACAGAAAATATTGTTTTTTTAGCATATTCCCATGGTACATCTGTAAATTTTATTTCATTTTCAAATATATCCATTAAATTCCAATATCCATCCATTAATGTTCCTATTACTAATTTTATATCTTTTATTTCTTTATTATTTTTCTTTTCATTATAATGTTTTTCTACAAATTTAGTCCATGCTATAATTGTTATATCCCACCTTTTTCTTGGTTGATTTCTATTTAAATTTAAAACTAAAAAATCATCTAATGGTAATTTAAAATATAATCTAGATATTTTTGTATCAATTGGATAATAAATATTATCATCAAACCCGTGGGGGAAATTATAAATAGGTTTACTATCATCTATTCCTAATTTTCTAACAATAGTTTCCCAATAAGATGTAAATGTTATTATAGCATCAAAAAAAATATTTAATAAATTTATATATTCTTTTTTTTGATAGGGATATACCTGATCCATATATGAAATTAACTTAAAATTTTTTTTTTCATCCCAACATTCTTTAACTAATGTTTGTAATAAAGAAGTTGTTACCATGCTGTCATTAAATATTATTATTATATCTTGTGGGTTTTTTTTTACATAATTCCCTATTTCTTTTTCGCCAAAACCATTACGTTTTGGATCTTCAGTTGCCATAGCATCATGTAATTTAATTTTAGAAGATATATCACTTCTAATATTTGAACCTGACGTATTATTAACATTTTGAAAACCATATATTGTTAATTCAATATCATCATATTTTTCAAGATATTTACATATATAATATACAACTTTTGAATAACCATTACTTGTACCTATTGGGTATGTACCACATATCATAACTCTTTTTTTATTATTTTCTGATTTTTTCCACCATGAAGATTTTTCATTTGTATTATTTGTATTATTTGTATTATTTGTATTATTTGTATTATTTGTATTATTTGTATTATTTGTATTATTTGTATTATTTGTATTATTTGTATTATTTGTATTATTTGTATTATTTATACTGTTTATATTATTAATAGTTTGTTCTCCTACAATAATACATTTTTTATATAAATTTTCCATATTTATTATAATAATTTATAAACTCTTTATATAATTAAAATAATTTGCTGTCTTAATAAAACCATCCAATATTAAATTGTCAACATCTATATCTGATAAATCTGATTCTAATTCATCATTATTTATAGAATATAAGATATATGAAGAAATTGGTAAATCATTAATTAATAATATATTTGCATATTCTTTATTAATTAAATTTATAAATGCTAATTTAGTTGTATTTATAATTAATAAATCTAATAATTTCTTATTATAATCTAAAAATGTTAATTCTTTATTTATATTATTATCAGAATTATTAGTTTCTATATTAATAACTATTCCAAATATATTGTCTTTATTTACATTTTTAAATACTTCTATTGGAAAATTATTAGTTAAATAACCATCTATATAATATTCATTATCTATAATAACAGGTATTCCTATATATGGCAATGTTATAGATGCTGTTACTGCTTTAAATACACTAATATCAGGTGTATTATCTATTGAAAAAATTTTATTTATTTGTCTATTAACATTTGTCGTACTTATATATAAATTTATTCCAAATTTTTTTGATATTTCTTTAAAAGTTATATCATCTAAATCATAATTATCTTTTAAATATTTTTGGATAGGTTTTATAAATATATTAAAATCTATTATTCCATTATTTATAAATAAATTTCCTAAATTATTTTTATTAATTATAAATTCCCTATTTTTATGAGTATCTTTAAATATTATTTCCAATTCATCTAATGGTATTTTTAAAATAAATGCTAGAGCAAATAATGAACCAATTGAATTTCCAGATATATATTTTATATTTTTAATTTTATTTTCAATATATAAATATCTAAAAACTCCTAATATACATCCCCCACACATTCCCCCACCTGATATTACTAAATGAGTATAATGTGACATTATTTTATTAATAATTATTAATTATTAATTATTGAATTCTTATACAAATTTATTTCTTTTTTCTTAAAGTTTTTAATTCTTCTAATAATGGTGCTAATATATTTACAGTTTGTTTCATACCTTTATGTAAAGCTAATTCTATTAATAAATCTAAAAGAAATATTATAAATATACCTATTAATATAAATAAACCTATATTTATCATACTTTTATAAAAATTATTTATTGATTTTTTATTATTATTATTATTATTATTATTATTATTATAATGATGATAATCTACAAAAGTTTCTATATTATTATTTTTTTTTTCATGTCCTTCTTTCTGTATCTCTATATCCCTGATTCTCTCTCTCTCTCTTTCTCTTTGTCTTTCCTGGTGTAATAAATTATATTCTTCTTCCCTCTTTCTCTCTCTAATTCTATTTTTTTGTTCTGATATTTTTTTTATAGGTTCTAATGTATATTCGTCGATATCTTCTTCATCTGTATCATATTCTTCTAAATTATTTTTATTTAAAATTGGAGAATATAATTCTTTTTCATTACATTTTATATTTAATTTTTTTTTAGGAATTAAAATATATTCATCATCATTATATTTTAATGGTTCTTGTGTTTTTAATTTATAATTATTTCTTAATAAATTTTTTTTATTATCATTTTCACATATATTATTATAATTATAATTAATACTTTTAAAATCATTAATATTTAAATAATTATCTAAATCTTCATCATGGTAAGGTTCTATTTCATTTATATTTTCCATTTTAATTTTATCATAATTTTCATATATATTAATATTATGTTTATTATTATTTTTTTTAGGTATATATATTTCATTTTCATCAAAATTTGTACCTTTATATTCATTTATTTTTCTCTCTTTTAAAAATGTCGCATATGCTTTATCATAATTTTCTAATGTCTTTTCTGATAATGGATATTTGTAATGCGGAGGTTGTAAAGGTTCGCAGCTTGTAAAATCTTTTTTATATTCTTCTATATTATAGTTTTTTATTCCATTTAAATCATTTCTTGTTTTCATTCTTTCAAATGATGAATCTAGACTTGGTCTATTAAATAATGTTTCTGAATAATTTTTATTAATTGTATTTTCGTGATCATTTTCTTGTTGTAAATCTTTTTTCTTTTTTTTT